ATGACATCATCTTTTTGGGCTGGAGTAAATCTCATATGATACACGTCCTTACAAAATTTCTGATATTGTATATTATTCATAAAACCTTGATAAGGTTCGCGTATGGATGCTATGACATCATCACCATAAGTAGCCATGCCCACATTATCATAAAAACTCTCTTCACTGTTACTATACCAATAGTACATAAATAATAAGAGTCCAATAATAGAATTATTTTCAGCAGTTCCTAGTTTACCACTTGTTTGAATCGATGCCATGAATAAATCCATATTCATCAAAATAAGTGGAAACATCTCTTCAATAAGAAGACTTTTAAGTATATTCAATGCAAATGGATTATAACCCATCTTTTCTGCAAATTCATACACAACAGTAGCACACATGTGTCGTATGTCAAAAGGAATAGCTTGATCGTAATTACTATAATCTCCTTCCATAAATTTTGGAGAAAAAGAGAGTAATTCCAAAACCAATTTATTTGCTCCGGAATGCATATCAATACCAACAGCTGATCTAAAAACTTCAAAATTATCCATCATCGCAAGATAAATAGGATAAAGATACATTCTCTGAAGAATAAGACAATCTAATGGGGCTGCGTAAAAAACACGAGTCTTACCAATTTCATTCTTGGAAATAAGACGCACTTCATCCTTAAGATGACTTACATATTTAAATCCAACAGTTTCTCCCCTAGCATAAACCTTAATAATGTCTAAAATCCGTTTCTTAACATCACCCAAAGGTTCGCGAATAGAATTTTCTACATCAACAAGAGGAATGAAATCAAACTTCTTTCCAGGGTAGCCGTAGCCACCCGAAGTGGAAGCATTCATGCGTTTAGCTTTTGTAGCTATCACACCATTAACAGCATTCTCAACAGAGAAAGGAGCAACAAAAGTAATAGGACTACTAGCCAATTTCTCACGAATAGCTTTAACTACCCGATTTATAACAAGAGGTTCAAGAGCAATACCATTTTTGCTCATATTCTTCAAAGCTATATTAAATGGAGAATAATATTCACCATCGCGAACAAATGGTCTCAAAGGGGGGGGACCATAAATTTCATTACCATTTTTATCAATAAGTTTATAATCATAAAGTTCAGAAACTTGATTCCAAATAGGTGTTTTTATAACTTGAGAAGATTTATTCAGAAGAACATTCTTATCAATCTTTCCAAAATATCTCAAACCACTCAATTCTTCATAATTAAATGGAGATTTTACACTCTGAGCTACGAGAGATTCCGTAACAATTTCGCCTTCCGATAAAAAGGGCAAAAGAGTTGTTTTATCTTCCATCACTTGCAGAGCCAAATCAATTTCTTCAGCTTTGATATAAGCACCATAACTCAAAGGAGTAAGAGGATCAGCAGCAGTATGTATACCAGTGATGACACAATTATTATCAATCACAGCCATTATTGGGATTCCACAACATGAAAAATCATGATGGTCCCATGAATATGTGATATAATTGTCAAGAGTAAAACCCTTGTGATATTCTTGAGCAGAAATACACAATTGAGTCTTATGATGAGTTATACGCGTATTAAACGGTAAAGATGAGCAAACAAATCCGGGGTAGCTTGGTCTAGCACCAAACTTTACACCGAAATATTTACGAATATCTTTAAAAATCCGGTGAGTAAGAGGAAACATAACAATATCCGCATTAATATAATGAAAATCTGCTTCAGTGATAGTAGTAGAATTCCAAATTTGACAAGAATCAAAATCACCATTAGCAGGCACAGCAATGGTCCATTTTCCCGTAGGAGTGAAACCAAAAGCGTGTCTATTTGCAATAGCAAAATTTTTCTGGACACCTAAAATATGAGTCTTTATAACTTTATTCCCATGTACTTTAACTTTTACAAGATTCTTACGAATCCTATTCATGATTGTATAAGGATTATTTTTGGTGACAACACTATTTGGAATAACTTCGCGAACATTCCAATTTGCACTACCTTTCACAGGTATAGGAACAAAAAGATCACTACATCCGCTAGCTTTCTCAAGATCAGCCAAAGCTTTATTACTCTCATCAGGTGTTTGAAATTTACTGAAGGAGCTCTCAGCTACAGGTTTTGGTTGAGAACGTAAGGTTATATTCAAAACCGTTATGGCAAGAATAGTAGCACTAATAGCAATGGCAAACTCTTTATACCACTTTGGAACAGAGAAGCCAGTAGCTTCAAATCCAAATGCGGCTTTAAGAGAACGCCAAACATATGAGTACAATAATTCCTTACTACTAGAAATTGCTAAACCTAAAAGTTTGGTACGATTAGCAGAAACATACGAATAAATGTACATCATCGCTAAAATTAATAAGATAGGTAATAATGCTAACAGGGGAAACAAAACAGTATGTATTAACCAACGAAAACATAATAACAAAAAATGCGACATGGAGATACAACTATCTAAAACCTTAGATCCTTGATAAATACTAACTTCAGTGAGGTTTAATAAACTCTCCGTACGAATACTATCACGTAATAAGGCTTGTTTGGTGAGATGATCAACATGATATTCCTTCAGAAAAGTACGAAGTTCAAATATGTTAATCCCAGCTTTTAAAATCTGTTCATCAGAATTGGTATTATCCAATGGCACTTTAATACATACGGTAAATATCCAACGATCCATCAAATCACCTCCTGCATCCAAAGATGCTTGTGAGTCAATGGCTTGGCTACCGGGAATGACATAATCGGGGTGCACAACAGCTTTTATATAGAGAAAACGCCTTCTATGAGCGGCGGGATTATTAAATAATATATTAATATTCATCTCAGGCTCGTTACAATCTATAATAACAATCTCAGGACATGCAAAAACAGTTCCCTTTTTCTCAAGAGAAGCCATATTTACACAGAAAGGTAAAGAATCAACTAGACTACAAATTTCATTCATACAAGGGTCACCACGTTTTTGAACTTGACCAAGAGACATACTACCTGCCTCAGAGTAATGAATAATTTTTTGAGAGAGAGGTTCATAACCTTCCCAATAATCTGAATTCTTAACAACATTATAAATCTGATTTAATTCGAATTTTACTCCACGAGGTTCCATAAGTGTTCGGCAAATATCCGGCAATATTTTACTCTTACCTACACCTGGAGCACTATGAAGTATAATTCCAATAGGGGTGTCTCTTTCTCGACCTAATATCATAACACGAACTCGCGTAGCAGCTTGAGCAAACTTCGCGATTTGTTTATCCATGGTATTATATTTCGGACCATACCGAATAGTCTTATCCTGCAAAGCAGTCAAGAAAGAAACGTGTTCATCAAGAGATGTGACAAATAATTTTGCACATATACTTCCTGAAACAGGTAATCCACTATAAAGATTGTTCTCATAAGAGAGAATCTTTTCAGCCTGTGATATACAAGCAGCATAGGGATTACCCTGAAACAAGTATTCCATAAGAGGAACACCTGAATAAATGGATTCACCACACCTAGCTACATCACTGAGAGATTTTAGCATAGTGGGAATAAACTCCATCATAGAACAATCTTTGGACGATCCAAAAATTCGTTCAGCTTTTTCACTGATATCTTTATCAAACATCTTCAAACCAAAGATAGATAATATTAAGGTATGTATGCTTGTGAGCAAATCACCACTGATTATAGTCGTAAATAATACGTTTAAACCAGATAATGAATCACTCAAAGATTCAGCAACTTTAGGCCATTTTCCATAAGATTGGTGTACAAAAGCTTTCACAATTTTAGTACGCATATTACTATCATCCAAAATAGAACAAAATTGATAAGTACATGCAACATAATCTCCAATATTAGTTGCTCGATACAATTGATAAAGGTATGCGAAAATATTCCCTACAAAAGGGGCCTTGTCAATAATAATTTTAGTTTGGGGGAGCTCCAATAACTTCTCCAATTCAGCACGCGCATCAAATTTTATTTCTGGCATGGAAGGAATGGAAGGAAGATCTGGAACTGCTGGAAATTCAGGATAAGGATTAAAATCAATACCTGCTTCAGTGATCAGGTGATCAAATTCATGGTCAGAATCTGAGGATGAAAAATCACCCAAAAAATCTGCAACTTCAGCAGCATAGTCTGGTACATACTTATATGGATCAACTACAATAGTTTTTTCCTCTTCTACAATAGGAATAATAGCACGTTTATCACGTGAAATTTCCGTAAACTGTGAGGGAGGAACCAAGAGAGGTGCTTTAAGACTCGCACGTTTAGAATCTCGTAAGATTTTCTTATTTCGTTTGCGAGTAGAATCTTTCTTGTTTGTCTGTAACTTGTGTTTATACTTAATCTCATGACGATTGAGCTCTGAACGGGGAGCAGATGTAATCCGCTCCTTAAGAGTGTCTCGCTTGTCTTTTCGATCAGTAATAATCGCGCCTTTTGTAATAGAGCTTTGATACTCATTATACAGTTTAGCTAGTTCAGCTTCATGGTTAATTTTTTGTACAATTGTGGGAGATTTACCTTTAAGGCTTATCTCAAACTCAATCATTACTTGCTTCCGAACACGTCGGAAAGCAGCAAGTTGAGGGGTGACAACTCGGTGAGTATGTCGGGGGGTTTTCTTCTGGAAAGGGCAGTGGGTATCTCAACGTAAAATCCTGCTATCTTACGTCGGTCCATAAATTTTTTATCGAGGTAGAGATCCTCGTCCATGACTGTATAACAGCCTATGAAAATGGGGGGGGGGGGTTGTATGTCCGTGTCAAGGGACAAAAAGGGGGTTGTGTGCTATAAAAGCACATGGTGATCATTCGTGACAAAGAATGATCGAGATGATAGAATACCAATACTATCAAATATCACCTAACTAATATGTTACATGTTAAAACATGGTAACACATTACTGTAATGCTAACCGTAATTAGAAACTACGGTAAAGTATTACTATGAATCCAACCGTAATTGGTTGTAACATATTAGAAAAAGAACTAAAACTCTCAAAAGAGAGTCCTAGCACCGGGGAGGTGCAAAATAC